TTATCAATATCCCTTAATGTGGTAGGATCTTTCTGCGTTGTTTCTAAAAACTCGTAGTATGCTTTTAAGAAATCAACGAATGTTTGATACTCATCCCTGATAAACTCAGGTAGCTGTGATGCTACTATAGATGAGACTTTAGGTCTTGTAATCATTATGAACGACTAGGAGTAAATGTGTAGTTATAACCACCACGCAAATCACCAGAAGCAGTTGGGTCTGGGAGCGCAGTTACTTTTAAGTGATCTTTGGCAATTTGAGCAATTTGAGTCAAAGCTGATACCACATCATTTGATAATGGACGAATGGAAATTTCCAAATCATTATCAGAAAGAGCAGTAATGTGTAAGTTTTTAATATCAACAAGACCTTTAGTATAATCAATATTACCAATTGTTGGGTTTACTACAATCTTAATACCATTGGCGCCAAATCTAAATAAACGAACATGAGCAACTCCATCATCATCAAGATAATGTATTTGATCACTACCTGCTATATAGAAACCAGTACTTCTAAAAGATTCTTCTGGTTGACCAGAACTAAAAATTGGGTTAATCATATTCAATATGTATTGAGCAGAAGTATTATATCGAACATTCAATTCTCTACGCAACAATACAGTGGTAATGTTATTTGTTATCGCTTGATCTGAATTATCAATCAACTTACTTAGTTTAGAATATCTAAATACGCCATCGAAACGACTCAAGTCATTTGCATTATACGCATTGATAGTATTGGTAACACCAGCTGCAATTTCTGACGCTGTCTTAGCAGTAGCTTGTTCGTTATAATAAACTGTAACATCCAATGCGATATTAATGAATTCTGGGTCAACTATAATAGGCTGAACTGAAACAACATTTCGTTGGTCTAAGATTGTTGCAATTAATGCTGATTTCTGAGTTGTTGTTAACTTATCCGCATCCTTTGGTTTTATGCAGATATAAACCTTACCATAAACTGGAGGATTATTATCCTCGCCACCCCAACAAGTTACTGAAGCAGCATCAGAGAATTGTGAGTAAACAATTGCTTTATAATCATCTGGGGTAACTGCTCTGTTCTGAGAAGCGTACATTCTTGGAGCATTAAAACGTATACTATCAACATCTTCTGCTGCTGCGCCATTGGCAGCAATACCAGTTGTTGTAACAGAAATTGCTGCGCCAGAGATTAATGTTGGACCACCATATGTAAATTGACGTGCTTTATTTGGAGCATCTAAACTGGAAACGAAATAATTTAAGTGAACAATATTACCATTATCTAAACTCTTTCCTAAATTATCATCACCGAATGTTAATTCATATAAACCTTCGTCAATCTCTTTAACCCAAAAACATTTTGTTACAGAGTCAACACCTATTAATGTTTCCGCTTTAGTAAATGTAGTATACACTGATGACGAAGCAGAATCTTGAACTCTTACTGTTAGGGTATTTAAATCAATAGCTGAGTTTGGAATAATATAACGAGTATTAGTTCCAACAGGAATATTAAATGTAAGTGGAGTACCTTCAGTAATTACCAAATCGCTAAACGTAAATAAACCAGTAGAACTTGTGGCCACAACCGAACCAGTGGTATAGAATGTATAAGACGCTCCATCAATGGTAGTAGTAAATGGAGTAAATGCTGGTAATGTTAAATTAGTTGCACCAGAACCATTAGCTGAAACCGTAAGAGTAATTGTTGCTTTCGCACAAGTAGCAGATCTTGGCGAGTAACCAAGCATCTTAGAAATAGAAACTACGCTGTTACGTTTTCTTGCGGAATCAAGAAACATCTCATTGATAGCAAGGTTATTGTAAAGAGCATTATAGTGAGTATTATACGCAAGAACGTCTAGTAGAACAGCCATAGCTGAACCTTCAAAATCATAATCTTGAAATTCAGATTGTGCACTTAGGAATGTTTTTAAGTTTTTCTTAATGTCATCAAAATCTAGTGTTGTGACATTAATCTTTTTATTTGAAGTTGCCATTTATCGTGTTCTCTGTAGCGTTAAATCTAGCGTGATTGGAGCAGTCGTATTTAATATTGTAAATTCAATAGTAACATCAATAGTCTGATCATCTGAAGCTACGACGCAAATTATATCAATGATGTTAACTCTTGGCTCAAATGAGGTAATAACATCCTGTATTGTTCTTTTTAACATGGCGCCAAGCATTGGAGATGCTGGTTCTAATAGAAGTTTCCTAATTGGGCTACCGATCTCGCTGTGAAATGGACGCTCATAGTTACCAGTTAAAATCAAATTCTTCAGAGCATTCTTTACAGCATCCTCATCATAACGACGAGTAACGTCTAGCGTCACGGGATTTTTCGTGAAATTTAGATCTAAATCCGAGAATGTTCTTGTATTGTTTGCCATATTCTTATTTAGGTTTATTCTATGAAGGAATTTGCAGAACCTTGAGCAATTGCATCACCACATTGAATACTATCTCCAATTCTAGCTGCTTTTTTACCTTCAATATAAGTCTTACTCGCTCCACTGCTGGGAATACGAATATCAGAATTGTGTGTAGTTATCCCACAAGAATGTGCTGCAAATTTACATTGAGAATCTACAACACCAGCCAATTTCCCATTAAAATAGGTTTTGGCCACAGGAGTTGTTATTAATGCAGTGGGCGCAAAACACCCATGTCCAGTGCTCTTATCAGTAATTCTTGCGACAGCTGGCATTATCTTCCGATCCTAGTTTGAGCAATAGCAGTCAATAAAGCAGTTTTACCCGTATCCCAATTAAAGGTAGAAACAACAGTATAAGTCTGTTGAACATCTGGTCCAACATTATTCTTATCTTTAGCTGTTACGATATAACTATAAGTCACAGTTTGTACAGTCGGTGCGGTAAAAGAACATATTTCATAAGAGTTTGTTATATCATTAAAATTAGTAACAGTATTATATGTTTTATTTTTAGTCAAATATGTAATACTACTTCCACCATGAGGTTCTGCATCGTATTGTCCAGAAATGTTATTTACACCAACAGTCATTAGAGCATTAGTTTTATCAGCAACGATTCCTGTAACTGCATAATCTGTTAATGGATCTGGGTCAACATAAGAAAATGTTTGTGAATAATTAGTATAAACAGGTAACTGATCCACAACTTTCAAAGAAGTATTAGAAGGTGTCCAAGCCATATTATCCCTTTACCACTGCTGCTGGAGGAGTAATAGAATCAACTAAAACGAATCCACCTTTAGGATAAGTCCCAGCATAAGATTTATCATTAAGCATAGTGAATGCTTGTTTACGTTGAGAAGTTCCATAACCCATATGAATCCAAATTTGATCCTGATAACGATACTCTAAAATTATTTGATCGTATGGTAAAATCTTTTCTAGTTTACCAGCGAGTTCATGAGTTTTTCTTAATCTATCTGGAAGTAATAACGCTATATCAATAGCAAAACCTTTGCAGTGAGATGAATTTGGTGATTCAGTTTTAATAACACCCTTCAAACGATATCCTGATGTAATCTTCCATTGTTTGTTTCTTCCGCCAATACCACCTGGAAGAACTTCTAATGCTGGCTCAAGAATATTTTGACAAGTCTGAGCAAGGTTACATACAATTTCTTGAACAGTATATAATCTTACTTTACCATCAGCACCTGTTAACTGTTGATCAACTAATTTATGTTTACCATTTAAACCACCATCCATTAACATACCTAATGTAAAATTCTTTGACATTCTGTAGTCATCGGTAAAGTTAGTGGTGGCGTAAATAATTTTACAATCAGCTGGAACTACTGCGGTTGAATTACCAGCAGCAGGAACAGGAGGTTCTGCTGCAACAGCTACTGGTGGATTAGCTACACCACTGTCTCTTGATTGTTTAGCAGACTCTGCTCTACCCTCAGGTGTTGAATAATCTTCAGGTGTTTCAGCAGCAGCACCGTCAGCTACTCTACGATCTGGTGGGATTAATTGTGGTACTGTTGGATTCAACGGATCTCCAGCAGTTGGGGGTGTTAAAG